CTCAAAAGTGTCCCTATCGGGATTCTTTTTATTACAACAGGTTGTTGACCGAAGACATACGATAGTATGCGTTGGTACCGTTGGTGATTACACCGTCGGATACAGCAGGCGTACCTTGTACTGAGTGAGCGAAAGGATTCTCGACCAGACCGTATCGAGTCTTGAAGCCAATCTTCGGCTGGAACGTGTTCTGATCAACAGCACGTACCATCTGCAGAGGCACATATGGGCAGTAGAAGAGGCCAGCGTCAAATGCGCCTGCACCCTTATAGCCAATGTTCATGTAGTTGGTAGTTGCATAAGGATCGATGTAAACACGATATCGGCCGTTCAATACACCTGCGAAGGTGTTGCCAGTATCATCGATAGCGAGGTTGTTGCTGTTCAGAGCAGGCGTATAATCCAGAACACCAGCCATCTGAAGTGCAGATGCAACGTCAGAAGAACAGATGATCAGGTTAGCCTTACCACGTCGAGTGTCCTTAGCTACTTTGTTAGCTTCGCGCTCGATGTGGAACATGAGGCCCTTGAACTTCTCAACTGACCAACGACCAGAAGCGTCAACGTCAAGGTCGAACACACCGTTAGCAGTCGTGGTGCCAACTGAACCTTGTACAGCAGCGGTGTTGATCGTACGAATTACTTCGCGGTTGATTTCAGCCAAGATCTCAGCAGCAAGAATATTGCTGAGTTCAGCTTCAGCGTCAAGACCGTGTACTGCTTTCAAGTCTTGAGCGAGTTCAAGCGAGTAATCCGCCTTCAACGCACGTGACTTAGCAGTAACAGTGACTTTGTCGATCTTCATCGCCATCTCACCGAAGTCAGCACCTGAACCATCACCCAGTGCTTCAGCAGCGGAGGTGGTCATACCAGTACCCTTACCACCAGTCTGAGAATTACCAGTGTGTGAACCAGTACCAGAGAAGTCGGTGTCGGCTTCGTCATACATTGCTTCCGTACGAGGAGCGGTGTTAGCACCATCCGGAGCGTACTGCGCGCTGAGAGCAAAGATCAAACCAGTCGGTCCAGACATAGGCTGAACACCACATACATCGTAAGCCATCAAGTTCGGCAAAGTACGTCGAACAAGGCTGATAAGGATCGGATCGAAACCAGCGAACTCGCCGCCGAAGTTGTCACCAATAGTGTTTGAAGGTGCTTCAGAAAGAAGCTGTTGGCTAGCGCCTTGTGCAGCAGCCTCACGAAGAGCACGCTCGGTGTTCTCGAGGACCATGGCAGTAACCATTTTCTTGTGGGAATCAGTGATTTCAGGAAGATCAGGATGTGAGATCACTGGCGCCCACTTTTGGCGAATTTGTTCATTTAAATTCATGTTAGTAGTACTCCTGTTTATTATTTTGGATTTACTTTATCTATTTATAAAAAAGTTATTTTCTAATGGTACTTGAGATAGCATTAAAGTAAGACTTCATCTCATGAGGTACGACTTGCGTCTCACCTTCGCTGTCATCATTAGAACCAACAGAAACTTCTTCATTAATTAGACCAGTAGATCCTTCGTTTTCGGTTTTTGACTCAGTGAAATACTGTTCCTTAATGATCTTCAGTTTTTCTGCATACTCTTCTGCATCAGTATATTCAATACCTTCTGCAAGAGAGCGAAGCTTTTCTACTTGCGTATCAACAAGATCTTCGGATACTTCATCAAAGCATGCTTCAACAGTAGCTTCATTAATCAGAGCATTCAGTTTAAGATTTTCAGCTTGAACTGATTCCAATGACTCTTCGATCTCAGCGAGTTTGCTTTGCAGCTCGTCGACTAGATCGATCTTTTCTTCGGGAACTTCAACGTAGCTCTCAGCGAAAAGATTCTTAAGACCATCGATGAAAGACTCAGTTGCTTGAACACGGAAATTGTTCTCAATAGCAACTTCGTTCTCTTGCATCCACTGCTCTACAACGTAATCCATATACTGGTTTACTTGCTCGTGGAGTTCATCAACAGACTCGGTTACTCGCTCTTCAAGCTGTGACTCAAATTCTTCTTCAATGCGAGCTGT